ATACTTTTTCTGAAGGTTCTTATCTTTAACAAGACAAATAACTTCTGCCTCAGACTCATGGAGTCCTTCTAAAAGTTGTACAAACATTGACTCACGTTTCAATACAGGAAGACTATCATGTCCACCTTTAACAAAACGGAATAAACCTTTGTACTCCTTTGCTAATCTAGTATGTTCAGTGCCAGCAGGTGCATCATTAGGTGTGTAGGGTACGTCTCCATCTGGAACCATACTCTTAACACTCTCATCATAATTCCATATTAAAATAGAACGAAGTGCTTGACTATTATAAGTTTGGAGAAGATCAATCTTTTCCTTCTTTGTTTTAGCATTAGATACTTTTTTAAGTACCTCACTAACTAATAGAGCATTAACGTCCACCACTTTTTTAGGCATGATTAAGTCTCCTCATCGTCATCATCATTTTCTTGTTCAGTAAGTCTCATGTACAAAAGTTCATCATGGATGATGTTACCATCGGCATCAGTCATCTCAGGATGGATAACTGCTTTGGTATACGCTGCATTCTCTATGTAATCTTCAACGTATCCTTTTGCTAGCCAACTAGTGACTAACCCTAATATGAATGCTCCAACTGTGAGCAATGTAAACATTGCAATCATCATAGCACTCTCCGTAATAGGCACAAGTATTTAGTTAGATTATAGAATGTTCACGTAAATAAGTAACAGTCTCGGAGCATCCACCAAGATTATCACCATTCATTACAACTTGTGGGAAGGTAGAACCTTGTCCAAACTGTTGGTAGAATGATTCACGATCAAAGTGTTCACCTAGTTTGTATTCACGATAATTAAATCCTTTACCTGCTAAGACTTGTTTAACTCTATCACAGTAGGGGCAACCAGTGCGGGTGTAGACCGCAAAGTTTCTTTGCATGAGTAACCTTTAAAAAGATTATTTAGTACCTCACAAGTTTACTACGATTCTACTTTTTTGTCAAGTTTTTCTTTCTTCTTCTGATACAACAGTGTCTTGGCATACAAGACATCCTCCTTTGACCAAAGAGTTTTATCCTTCTTCCTTTGCTTGATAATTTTCTTCGCTGCCTTTTTGTCCTTCATGTATATTCTTAATATGGAATAGATTACTGCGATGATACTTCTGGTTGTTCTTTATCTTACGAATGAAATCTCTACGACTTAACTTCTTACGTTCTTTAAAGATCTTATTCAATTTCTCTAGTTCACCTAGAGTACGTCTCATTTCTGACTCAGATTTCTTCTGACGAACATGCTTCATAGCATCTTCAGTCTCACCAAGTGGTTCAAACTCTGCTTCATCTCCCTCAATTTGATCTTTTAAATCATCTGGGAGTTGATCTTTAGGAATCTTAGGTAGTTTCATTATATGGTAGGTTCAAATCTACAGGTAATTAATAGTACTCTTTGTGAAGTGGTAGCACTAATGATTTCAAACTTAGTTGTAACATCTGCCTCAGCATTTGCTTCAGTTCCATTCTCTACCACAACCTGAATAGATGATTGTGGATCAATGGTCTGATTTAAACTGTTGTCAGGTACAGCCCAGTTATCGCGTAAACTATTTATCACCTCTGTCCCATCTATTATAACACGAATACGGAACTTACCGCAACCTGTTGTTGTACCACCAAGATGGAAGAGTTGACAATCATTTGTATCTGGTACTATAACATCAGTAGTACCAGTAGTACTAGTACTATCAGTATAGGTAGCACAACCAGTAGTAGCATATCCACTAGGAGCATGAACTACTTCTAAGAATCCAGTAGTACCGAACAGAGGAGGAGTTGCAGCAAGACCAGTATTAATAGTGGACTCTTCACCTTCTTTAAAGAGTGCTTGACCTACTCCCATACGACTGTTAAAGATTTCATGAGCAGCATTCTCTACATTATTAATTACCTTCTTAATCTTAACTACAGAACTATAACCTGGTGATAGACCAGAGACGTTCAGTATATCTCCAGCCGCATATCCACTACCACTTGCTTTCATAGCATCAATTGAAACTATAGAATCATAGGTATCATTACCACCTGAAATAGGTTGGAATGTCATAGTTAATTCTAATCCACTACCAGTACCACCAGTCATAGCATAGTCACCAGTAATAGATTGATCCAAAGCAGTCCAACCAGAACCATTGTCTTCACGTTGTACAAAATCTAAGTAAGTAACATCCTCCCACTCACCATCCATGTTTAATAGTTGGAACTCATCTGGTATTCCAGCACCAATTTGAACAACAGGTTGTACATTTCTAATAATAAAGTTGGCATTACAATCACTACCATCATTATCTTTCATACAAAGTCTAGTACCATTATCTTCAACAGTAAATCCACCAGTGATACCATTGTAAGTTACATTGTTAGTACCAGAACCAGTAATGGTGACGGTATGAGTTTCAATACCAGTTTGTCCTGTCTGTGTCCATGTTTTACCACCAAATTGAATAGTATCTACCGCAGTACCAGCCGTATTAGGATTATCATTCCAATTCAATTCAAGAGATACACTAGCAGATCCAGTACCACCAGAAGAAATTAGATCTCCATTACTATCAAAGGTTACTTGTATAGGTGCTGTAGGTGTATTACCTGTAGTACTAATTCGGAATCCCCATCCACCAGGATTAGATGCCCATTGATATGCTGTAGTATCATTCCATTTAGTATTAGTACATCTTACCAACAGTGTTCTAGGACCTGAAGTTACATACTGTGTGAACGTAGTGTCACCATTAGTAGCAAATCCTACTGACAGAGGTCCGATCTGTGAACCATCTAAGAAGAACTTAACATCATCATCACCACAAACTTCCCAAACATATTCTTGAGAGTTAGGGAACAGAATATTATATGTAATCTCTTGCTGCATAGCAGGTAGTGTACATACAGCAGGGTTGACCCAACACATATGTTCATTAGCAAAGGTACTCCATAGTGGATGTGTAACTGCAAATGTTTCTGGTACTGTCTTGTACTGGAACACATAGTTCTGTGCAGTGGTAGTGATTGTTGAATCAAATATGTTCAGCATCACAGTACCATATGATTTTAAATAACCATCTCTAGGCAACATAGATGCAACAATATCTCCATTACCAAGTGCTTGTTGTACCCATGCACCTGGTGTAGGTGTTGCTGCTTCAAACTGTGCGTAATTTAAACTACCATCATATACATTACCAGTATTCAATTCCAATAGATACGATCCCCAACCATGGAATGATGATGGAGGTGACTTTAATACTTCTACGTTTTCAATCCATAGAACCATGTCTCCTTCATCATAATTCTCACCTGGTTGAGATGTGTTTATATTAGTTGTTGCTTCTTTAGATGCCACAGTAATAGCAAGAGAATCATTTTCAATTAAGAATCTTCTTCTAACTGTACCAACTTGTCTAGGTGGAGTACCAGTACCTTCCGTACCAAAGATAGTATTATGACTCTGTTCTAATTGTAACTCACCAGTTCTACCAGTGCCTTGCCAAAGAATCTTAGAGTTAACATCCTTACCTTCTCTACCAGTACCACCTGGATATCCTTCAGCAAAGGTAGCAATGTTAAATCCATCTAACGTAGGAATCTTTACACCTATACCAGCAGGGTTTAAATTCCAAGCACTACTTCCAGGTCCATTAGTAATTGTAAATTCAAATCTCTTCCATCCTGGTTCAGTGAAAGTTATAGTAGCAGTTTGAGGACATGTATCAAAAGTACCTGAATTATCAAAGACTACATTGTTTTCTCCTTCTCTACCACTCCATCTAAAACTTGCAGCATTATCTGCACCATACTCTACAGTATGAGTACCTAGTTTAGCCTCACTAACAGGGTGAAGTACATAAAATGTTTCTGAATTATTAGGTATAGCATCATAATTTGTAGTGTGGACAAAATTATCCCTAGCCCACTGATTATATACTTGTCCAGTGTAGTAACCTGCTCTCCATGTCTTGTAAAGAGAGGTGGAACTTAATAAATGCTCATAACTCTCATTATTAGCAATACCTATCTGTAAATTAGTGGTCTGTGTAGTTAATTCAAAGATACTAGGATCGTATTTCTCATCAGACCAGTATCCTAGACAATAGAACTCGTCAAACTCAGGTCCTGTGTAAGTAGGTGGTGCAAAATCCCTTTCGTAAGTTAATTTCAGTCTATCTACAAACTTATAACAACTAGAACCAACACAATTAGGATCAGAAACTACAACAGGTGGTCCATAAGGTCCGTCTGTTACTATAGGTTCACAATCAAAGAAAACTTTGTTAATTGGATCCCATTTACATCTTTGACCACCACCCATAGGTATTTCTGGTAGGAAATCTGGCCATTCTTGTTCGGGATTATATACTGGTGGCCATACTCTAAATTCTGATGCGGGATCAACAAATTCAAGGTCTCTTGGTCTTCCTATAAACCTAGGATCACATAAAGGACCAAAGTAAAACGGGGAACCTGGATCCCCCGTCTCTAAAGGTGAATATGAACTTGGATTATCTACAACAAATGCTACAGGTATACCAACCTGTGCTTTCTGTGGAGGTGAAGGATTACCAACAGAACCAGGAGGACCTACTGTAACAGTCGCTGCTGTTGCAGGGTCACACGTTGGTCCGAAACTTCCTAAAGGTTGGTATGTCACTTCCTAATACTTTTTAAGTATTTATTCTCGTAAAGGTGAGCTATTTCTCCATCTTGCTTGGATTAACATGTGCTCAATTTCCAGTACGTAGTTAGTGTGTGGATGATTTAGAAGAGCTCTCTTCGTAGCCGTCATCTCTTCTGAATAAAACTTCAGCGGCTGATCTTTTGGGTGTCCGTCGCCTGACATAGGATTAATTAGGATTAGTTACCCACTATATTATAATGAAATGCTGACATTTTACCTGTTCTTAATGATATCTTTCGGTTTGCGTAATATTGTAAAAAACCTTACACGCGAAAAAATACCCCGCGTTTTTTTCCGCCCTTTTTTGAAACTAAAAGGCGATTTTGGTTTTGGGTCATTCAATATGTGTTGGTGCTGTTGCTACCTTGACTAGCTGACTGTAACTGATGTCAATGTTCCCACAGTATGCAGTGTGAGGTATCATTGAGTTGTAAACTGTAATGGTATCCTTCTTAGCTGGTGCTGTACCTAAGTACTTGAATCCATACCCTTCTATTGCTCCTATGTCCCACTGCTCCCAATAATATTCTATATTATCTTGGAGTCTTCTAATCATTTCCTTGACATTGCTAGATGGTTTTAATACATCCTTCATAAAGGAAAACTTATCCTCCTTCCACTGACTCTTGTAAGTATAAAACTGTGTACCACGTTCACCTTCAGGATGATCAGTCATCCAAAGATTACCAACCCAGCCAGGTCCGTCAACATGAGGTAGGTGACTAAACTGCATTGAACTGTGTCTGATTCTATCAAAGTAGTTTCCCCAACACTTTCTTCCTATGTTCTTAACTGGATAATTCCATTTGCCTTCACTCTTATCACCATAATACATAAGGTCTTCAACAACATCACCGATGAACTTCTCTAATTCATCTGATGCTTTCCATGCTTTAAAACAGTTGTTAATTGGTTTGGATGGGAATGGAGCAGGTGTTACATCTTCAATTCCACTAACACTAACAGTATAATAACCGAAGTCATCTGCTAGGTCAGTCCATTCAACCCCAGTTATCTCCATGTTGATCTCTCCATGATGACATTGATACTTGAGTTCCTTGATATCCTTCTGGAGGATCTTTAAGGAATACGTTCCACGATATACTTATACGGTCTCCTTCTTTGTAATGTGGTTCAACATAGTGTGGTAACCACGAACCAAATACTAATCCACTACCTACATTTGATCTATGGAAAAATGAGTTTGATCCTTCAAGTCTAGATGCAAATGCACCACCACGAGGATCAGGTACTACAAATCTACCTTCATCATCACTAATTCCATCAGGATTTTGTACCCAATAAACACCACTCACATCTGAGTTAGGATGACTATGGAAACTTGAAGTAGCATACTGTCCTAAAATTATTGACCAACATTTAATACGAATTAACTCAGGATCCATTGACAACCCATTAGTAACAGCACCATGATACACTGCTGAAACATCAAGGATCATTTTCCTTAATTTTATAGACCATTCAGTAGGGAAGTCTGCTAGATTATCATTTGAATGCCAAGCATTATTACCCTTAAGAGAGTAGAGAGCAGGTTCCCAAACCTGAGCATCTCTTTCCTTGTACAAATACTCAACAAGACCTGGAGTAAAGTCATACTCTTCAGGTCTTGTGTATTCAATTAAGTTAGTCGGAAAGAGAGGGATAGTTCCGAGTTGCATAATGTAGTTTGATTAATTTACAAAGTTGGTGTGTCAACTGTGTGATTAGTTGCAGATGAGTCTGCCATGTTTGCAGGTGTAGTATTCTCAGGATAAGCATCTGTTACACCTGAAGGTTTAGGGAACTTTGCTTTAACTCCATCAATCTGTGCAAGTAATGCATCCATATCAGGTCCGATGTCTGTACCTTTAGACTTAAGATATCTAAACCCTTCAATCAGTGCTATCGCTTCTGTCTCTACACGAGGATAGTATAACTGACGATTAGCATAACATTGAGATAGATCATCGTTTTCTCTAAGAGCATGCTCTTCTGGAGATGGTTGCTCTTCCAACCAAAGTTCATAATCTGCATCTGAGATTTGTTGATCACCTGAAATAGACCCTGCAACCATTTCAGATTGAGGGAATAGTTTCTCGTAGTATGCTCGTTTTGTTGCTGAAACTGCCATTGTTTTAAAAAATAATGTTTACCAAGAACCTGACCATTCTTTTGCTTCGGAA